AATCTACTGTATCGGCTTCTGATTATTCAGAACCTGATAACAATGAGGACTTATTTTAAAATGTTTTACCTCGGTCTCTCTCCTGATGTTTGTTCTGAACTAGGGAGAGGGATTTTTACTATCATTGGTGGTGGAACAGGAGATAAATAGTAATATGACACAATATAAAGATAGGGTCGAAAGACAAAGACTTAAACTAGAAGCTGACGAGTGGGCTTACATTCCAAAAACTATACATGCACATTCATTAAATTCAATGTGGTATGCAATAGACAGAAATGATGGTTCAGTTTTAGATATATGTTACAATAACGGTGAGGTTAAAAGAACTATCAATAAAACAGGTGAAGTCGTTTGGTTAGGAAAACAACTGAAAGGTGATGAACTAATTAGAGCTTATGTTAGAGGTGGTAATTAATGCCAAGTATATCTGATTTACTTTACATGAAAATGGACAATGGTGAATTAATCTATGGTACTAATTTAGATATTGGTAAGTATAGTGTTAAACATGATTGTGAATGTGAAGAAGAATTTGAACATATCAATCCTTCAACATTATATTCAAAATTTACTTATGTTGGTGAAGGTAATAATCCGACTAACTTTGAAACTCAAAGTAGATGGATGGATTATTCACAAGGTAAAATAGTTGGTAAGGAGAAATGGTAATGGAATTTTTAATAAATTTATTTTGGTTACCTATAAATTCTATTGAGTTATTATTCAATATAGGATTATGGGTTTTATTAGGTTATTTGATTTTGGAATTATTTCGAAAATCAAAATGGATACAATAGGGGCTTCGAGCTCGGGTAGGGACAGGAGTACGACATTATACAAAGAGGACAATTTTATTCTAGCTCTTGTAGTATAGACAGCGACTCCATCCCACCAGATTTTGAATTATGATTTTATATTTAGAAAAACAATTAGATGATGCGTATGATGTTTATAGAAAAAATCAAATTAAACATGATGCATCTTTTGTATCAAAAGAAAACTTTAGGACAATGTTTGAGGAACTAATGGAAGTAGTTTACGCAGATGTCGATTGAGTTTGAAAAAAAGTTTGGTCCAGGTAAGTGTTCAAAGTGTGGTGTGTATATTGAAGGTGATGTAGAAATGTATGTAGCAACAAACTTATCAGGTAGACCAAGTTTAGTAAAAGATCAATTAGTAATGATTGACCCACAGTTTTGTGAAAAATGTTATGAGAAAGTTTCGGGGCGGTAGCTCAGTAGGGAGAGCGACTGGTTTGCATCCAGTAGGTCGTAGGTTCGATTCCTATTCGCTCCACCAGTTTCGCTATCGTAGCTCAGTTGGCAGAGCAGCTGATTTGTAATCAGCAGGTCGTCAGTTCGAATCTGACCGATAGCTCCAGTTTGACAGATTTAAAAAATGAGAGTATAATTATATGATGAATGCAGAATACAATTTCAAAAGACCACTAAAAGATTATTGTTATGAAGAAAATGATCACTGCGGTGGTATTCAAAAACTATATCAGTTCGATAATAAAATGGGAGCAAGTGTCATTCGACATGAAGGCTCTTATGGTTTCAAAGATAATAAATGGGAGTTGGCTGTTCTAGATGAAGAAGGTCACATAGATTATTCTACAGAAATAACGAATGATGTTATTGGATATTTAGAATGGAAAGAAGTATCAGCTTTACTTAGGAGAATACAAGCGTTATGAATGAATTAGAAGTAATGTGGAACATAATGGTACCACTAATAATTATTGGAATGTGTTTGGGTATACTTTTCAGCTTTGTTGCTGGGTCAGTTAAACTTGGTTGGAAGTTTGCACCTTACATTATAGTGTTTGGTTTTATCGTATGGTGGTTTAATTTATGATTGATAGAGTAATGGGACATTTAGAGTTTTGTAAGTGTCATTGGAAAACTATCTTTATTGGTAGTTTCTGTATGCACTTCATATTCGATTGGTTTATATTTGGTTTAGGTTTCTTTTTAGGAATGCACATAGGACATTAGAATGAATATATTTTATTTAAATGAAAGTCCTGAGATAGCAGCTATCGAACACAATGATAAACATTGTGTAAAGATGATACTTGAGTCAGCACAAATGTTATGTACAGCTCATAGAGTTCTGGACGGTGATGAAAAAGCTGACGAATTGTTTATGTACAAAAAAGCTCATGTAAATCACCCAAGTACAATATGGGTTAGAGATAATGTACACAACTATTGGTGGTTATATAGATTATTCGAAGCACTATGTGATGAATATACATATCGTTATGGTAAAGGTCACATGACAGATTTAAAATTGAGAGAGACATTGAGAAGACCACCAATGAACATACCTGTAAATAAAAAGTTTTATCAACCACCACAATGTATGCCAGATGAATATAAAGGTGAAGATTCAGTTGAAGCGTATCAAAAATATTACATGGGTGAGAAAAGTAGTTTTAGTGTTTGGAAAAAAAGACCAACACCGGAGTGGTTTACATTATGAAATTTGGACCACAACATTACAAACCATTACCTGATGGATTGACTATTGCTAGTTCACCTATAAATGGTAATGGATTATTTACAACAGAAAATTTGAAAGCAGGTATCTTTCTTGGTGTGACTCATGTATGGGAAACAAATAGATGGGATTGGATAAGAACACCTCTTGGTGGTTTTATAAATCATTCAGAGAATCCTAATTGTTTTATTAATATGAATATTCATTATCATGACGGAAACCAAAGAGAACTGTATACAATTAAACCTATAGAAGAAGGTGAAGAATTAACTGTATTTTATACTGTTGGGTATGATGATATAGAAGCGTGAGAAAAGAAATTAATTCAAAAGAATGGTTAGACAGTTCTGATGGTTGGGTAAACACTATGAACAAGTCTAAAGAAAGTAAAGAAGAATATCAAAAGTATTTACATCAAGAAAACATAAAAGGTGAAGATTTATCTTATAGAGATTGGTTGAAACAAAGAAATGAGTAAAGGAAGTAAAAGAAGACCCGAGAAAGATGGTGTCTATCAAGACCAATGGGATAAAATTTTTGGTAAAAAGAAACCTGTGATAAAAGGTCATAAGAAAACACCAAAACATGGTATTACTCAAGTTCATAAAGATAAAACAAAATATGATCGAAAGAAACTTGACAGGACAGGAATCGATAGTATAATAGATACATGAGTTTGAAAAAGATAGATTATAAATTTAGTGAAGGAGAACTAGTAAAAGAGTTAGGTAAATATATAGACTCAACTTATTCTAGAGATAAAGGTTCACATTATAATCAAAACAAATTTCAAGCAACAGAATTTATAATAGACGGAGGACATGGAGAAGGTTTCTGTATAGGAAATATTCTCAAGTATGCTCAACGCTATGGTAAAAAGGAAGGCTATAATCGTAAAGACTTATTAAAGGTTTTACATTATGGTATAATTGCACTTCATGTGCATGATAATAATAATGGAGAAAGTGATGAAATTAAGTAACAACACACTTAATGTCCTGAATAATTTTTCAACAATTAATTCAGGTATTACTGTTAAAGCTGGTAATGAGCTGTCAACAGTAAGTGCGATGAAAAATATCTTCGCAAAAGCAGTTGTAGATGAAACATTCGATACAGAACATTCAATCTATGACTTATCAGAATATCTCGGAGCAGTATCATTGTTTGATACACCAGACTTTGAGTTCAATGGAGAGTCAGTAAATGTAACTGAAGGTGATAATTCAGTAACATATTACTATGCTGATCCACAAATGGTTATATCACCACAAAAAGATATTGTAATGCCGGAACCAGAGATTGTATTTGATCTTGATGAAGAAGTATTAGGAAGTTTATTAAAAGCTTCTTCGGTACTATCATTACCGGATATGGTTTTATCTAGTGATGGTACAACAGTTTCATTAACAGTCAAAGACAAAAAGAATGCTACTTCTAATGTTTATAGTAGAGTAGTAGCTCAAGGTAATGGTTCTACATACGAAATGTTTTTAAGAATGGAAAACATTAAAGTCATAGGTGGTAACTATACAGTCTTTGTATCATCAAAAGGAATAGCTCACTTTACTAACAGAGACATGGCAGTCGAATACTTCATCGCTCTTGAACCAGATTCAAATTATAATGAAGGTTAGTAATGAAAGAAGATTTTCTATGGGTTGAAAAATACAGACCTAGAAATATTAATGATTGTATTCTACCAACAGAAACAAAAAAGATATTTCAAGATTTTGTAGACAATAAAGAAATACCGAATTTGTTATTATGTGGTACTGCTGGCGTTGGTAAAACAACTGTAGCAAAAGCACTATGTAATGAATTGGATGCAGACTTTGTGATGATTAATGGTTCAGAAGAAAGAAACATTGATACATTAAGAGTCAAGATTAAACAGTTTGCATCTACAGTTTCACTTGGTGGTGGTCCGAAGATTGTTATTTTAGATGAAGCAGATTATCTAAATCCACAATCAACTCAACCAGCACTTAGAGGTTTTATAGAAGAATTTTCAAAGAATTGTAGATTCATCTTTACTTGTAATTACAAAAATAGAATCATTTCTCCATTACATTCAAGATGTAGTGTTGTTGATTTTACTATTGAATCAAGTCAGAAACCACAGATTGCAAATGGTATCTTTCAAAGAGTATTAGATATTCTTAAAACAGAAAATATAGACTACAATGAACAAGTTGTAGTCGAATTAATTCAAAAGTTCTTTCCGGATTTTCGTAGAGTTCTTAATGAATTACAAAAGTATTCAGCTTCAGGTAAGATTGATAGCGGAGTACTAGCAAATCTAGATGATGAATCATTGAGTGAAGTATTGAGTTTTATTCGTGATAAAGAATTCTCAAAAATGAGAAAATGGGTAGCGCTAAATATACATAATGATCCACAAGCAATCTATCGAAAAATATACGATAGTTTGTTTACTAGAATGGAAAATAGCAGTATACCTCAAGCAATTATTATTTTGAGTGATTATACATATAAGTCAGCATTTGTTGCTGACCAAGAAGTCAACATGGTAGCATGTATGACAGAGTTAATGATGGAGTGTAAGTTAAATTGAAGTATCAAGTAATAAAAACATACGGGAATGAAACAGGTCATTCATGTGCATTTAGACAATGGAGAGCAAACTCTCATTGTAATCTAATTCATGGTTACGCATTAGGTTTTGAAATAACATTCGAAGCAGAAGAATTAGATGATAGAAATTGGGTAATTGATTTTGGCGACTTAGGTGTATTAAAACAATTTTTAAAAGATACTTTTGACCATACGACAGTAATAGCAGAAGATGATCCAATGATAAAGTCTTTTATAGAGTTAGAGAATGAAGGACTTATTGACCTTAAAGTAATGTCTAATGTTGGTTGTGAAGCTTTTGCTCAAGAAGTATATGAGTTTTGTCGTGAAAGATATGAATGTGAAAGAGTTATTGTAAAATCAGTTCGGGTATTCGAACACGGAGCAAATAGTGCTGTATTCGGAAATTTTTAAAAGTATTCAAGGTGAAGGACACTACACAGGTGTACCTACAACTTGGTTAAGATTCTTTGGTTGTAATCTAGAGTGTAATGGATTTGGACAAGATGATCCAACAGACCCTTCTACATATAAACTACCATATCAAGATTTTGATATTATTGAAGTTAAAAATGTAGAAGATTTACCTGTATGGAAGTATGGTTGTGATTCATCTTATTCTTGGTCAAAGAAGTTTGCAAAGATACAAAAGAATGAATCAGAAGAAGAAGTTGCAAAGAAATTATTTGACCAAATGTATAATCAAAATACTCACATAGCTTTTACAGGTGGTGAACCTTTGATGAAAGCAGCACAGAAGAAAACTATAAAAATTTTAGAAGAAATGGAAAGATTATGTTATGAAAAGTTTGGTAAAAGATTTAAGTATATTACATGGGAAACAAATGGAACAAGACCAATAGAAACTATATTTCATAATCATTTAATGAGTATGAGTGGTGAAGTTGAATACTTCTTTTCAGTAAGTCCGAAGATGTTTAATACAAGTGGTGAACAAGATGCTGTATGTCCAGATATAGTAAAACAATATCATGACATATCAGAAGTAGGACAACTAAAGTTTGTTTGTAATGGTTCAGATGCTTCATGGAATGAGATTGAAGAATCGATAGTAAAATTTAGAGACGCAGGTGTAATGTATCCGATATGGATAATGCCTGTTGGTGCAACAGAAGAATCTCAAGATGATAACGCGAAAGAAATTACAATTCAAACAATGGAAAGAGGATATAATGTATCTGCAAGAGTACATTGTTATATTTTTGGTAATCAGATAGGAACATAATGGATAAAGTATTAGTAGTATTAAGTGGTGGTCTGGACAGTTCAGTCGCTACTATGATGTGCGTTGATAAGTATGGTAAAGACAATGTTCAAACTGTAACTTTTGATTACAATCAAAAACAAAAATTAGAGATTGAGAAAGCTTCTGATTTGTGTAAAGAGTTAGAAGTAAAACATACAATTCTTGATTTATCAGTATTGGGTACAATAGCTCAACCAATGTCAGCAAATATATCAGGTACAGAAGTTGACATGCCAAATATAAAAGAAGTATTAGGAGATCCACAACCTGTAACTTATGTACCATTTAGAAATATGATTTTATTATCTATAGCAATGAGTCATGCAGAAGTACAAGGTTGTAATAAAGTAATTACAGGATTACAAGTTCATGATGAATATGGTTATTGGGACACAACACAAAAGTTTGTTGATACAATGAATGTAGTAGCTTCTCAAAACAGAACTCATTCAGTTGAGATAGAAGCACCTTTTAGTCAAATGTCAAAAGCAGAAGAAATAGAAGTAGCAATAGAACTAGGACAATTTGATTTACTTAGACATACATTGACTTGTTATAATCCACAGGGAGTATTGTCTTGTGGTAAATGTCCTTCATGTGCTGAAAGAATAATGAATTTTATGAAAGTAGGTCGTAAGGACCCAATTCCTTATGACATAGATATAGATTGGAAAATATAATGTGTGCAATATTTGGTAGTAAAGATAAAGACAAGTTTTTAGAACTTGCAGAACTTAATCAATATAGAGGTAACTTCGCTCATTCAACAACTGTATTTCAAACAGGATTATTTCAACATTATCCTGATGCAGAAAGAGTTGTTCATGTAACAACTAATACAGGCGAAGGTGAGTTTAAAGATTCAATAACAATGTCGGAAGAAGAATATAAAACAACTTATTATCTTGGTCATGTACAAGCACCAACAACAGATAGTGTAGAAACACACCCTTCAAATATTAATGGTGATTTACTATGGCACAATGGTATTATAAAAGATTATCAAGTTCAAGAATGGAAACAAGAACTAGGTAATCGTGATTGGGATACTGAATTACTACATAGACATTTAGTTCTAGGTGGTGATTTGGATAATGTTGACGGTACATTTAGTTGTGCTAGATACACAAAGGACAATATCTTTCTTTTTAGAAATGAGATTAGTCCTTTATTTTATGATGATGATATGAATATATCATCAACTAAATTTGATAATTCATTAGAAACAGAAGCAGGTGTTATGTATCTAATGGATTTAGTGAAGAATAATCTTGAACCTCAATGTAGGTTTGAGACTAAAGAAAACCCATATTACTTTGGGTAATTAAATAATGAATGTGACAAAACCACATGAAAAAATGGAGAAAAAATGAAAACAGATAGAAAACTTGGACTAGAGGTTGCTAAATATCTAGTCAAAAAAGGTGTTGAAACACCTATTACTGAAACTTCTTTATCAGACGAGGAGAAGATAGAACTAATCAGAGATAACATGGAGATTGTTGTTGATGTATTGGGTCTAGATAGAGAAGATGATTCAATAGCTGGTACAGCTGATAGAGTTGCAAAGATGTATGTTTCTGAATTATGTTCAGGATTATCATATAATCGATTTCCAAAAGTATCAGTATTTGAAAACAAAATGGGTTATGACCAAATGATTATACAAAAGGATATTACATTTCATTCATTATGTGAACATCATTTAGTCAACTTTAATGGTATGGCTCAAGTTGCTTACATACCAAATGACAATGTAGTGGGTCTTTCTAAATTGAATAGAATTGTAAACTTCTTTGCAAGAAGACCACAAGTTCAAGAAAGAATGACAGAACAAATTTTCTATGCACTAGAATATATTTTGGGTACTGATAATATTGCTGTTCTTGTACAAGCAGAACATCTTTGTGTAAAGTCTAGAGGGATTGGAGATCAAAACTCTGGTATGACTACATCTAAGTTAGGTGGTTATTTCTTTCACAAACATTCTGTAAGATCAGAATTTATGAAGTTAGCATTACAATCATGAAGTTTGAATATGTAGTTTCAGGTCTAACTATGGGGATTGATGATCTCTACTATAACCCTGTAGTTGCGGCTCCTTATATTAAACACATGAATCAAAAGATTACTGATTTAGATAATATGTTTGATAATCAGAACTTATCATTATTGTACAACGCACATCAGGAAAGAAAACATGGTGTGACTATGACTGAAACAATGAATGATTCATGGCATCGTTTATTTGCTGACTCTGGTGGTCTTCAAATGGCAAGAACTAAAAAAGGTATTACACCTGAGTTAAAAGATAAAGTTTATTATCATCAAGCAAAGTATTGTGATGTTGCAATGATATTTGATGAAATACCGATTGAGTTTGACCTATCACTTATTGGTGGCAACTCAATGAAAGCTTCTCTTGCTGGTAGAAGATTCGATAGAAGTGATATTAAGAGAGCTGCTCATGATACTTTAGAAAATGTTAAAAGACAAATTGAAGTTTTTAAACAAGAAGAATCACAAGCAAAACTAATGTTAATATCACAAGGTCAATCTGTAGATACTTACAGAGAATATATTGAATATATTTGTCAAGGACTTGATGAAGAAGAAATTAATATGTTTGTATGTGGTGTTGCACCAAGTTCACTATGTAATGGTAATTCATTTGCACATAGATGTGAAATGATATACGCTATGAAAGAATATCAGATACCAGATGTAATTAAAGAGAATGTTCACTTATTGGGTGTAGGTAATCACGAAGCATTATCACCATTCTTTTTATCACCTGAGTATTTTAGTTTTATTAAAAACTTATCTTATGATTCATCTTCACATGCATCATCATGGTTCTATTCAAGATATAGAAATAAAAATTTTGTAAACATAGATGTAGATGTTGTTCATAGGTCAAAGAAAGGATTATCACAAATTCATTCAGACCAATTACTTCCTGTTATCAATGAAATATTTGAGTATGATAAAGATACATTAAATGATTTTGATATTACAGACCAAATGCAATTGATTAATGATTCAACTAAATGGTCAGTAGATAATGTAAATGGTGACAGAAGATTTTGGAAAGATCATGATTCAGCAATACATGGTAGATATTTAACACCATGGTTATGGGTTACAAATACTATTGGTAATTTTATGATTGAACTAGATAGAAGAATAAAAAATCCTGTAGATACTACAGGTCTAGGTTCTATAACTTCTTATGACGAGTTTATGAGTAAATGGTTATCGAGACAAAGAGCTCCAGAGAAAGTACCTGAACATTGGCCAGGAGTATTAGATGTATAATAATAAACATCAATACACTTGGACCGATTATGAAAAAGATATGAAAAGTATCGATTGGTTAAAGTTTGACCATGTTGTGGGTATCTATCGAGGTAGTTTACCAATGGCTGTTCATGTATCTAATATTAGAAATGTACCAATGTCTATTGTAGGATTTCAAACCAGAGATGGTAAAGATAAAAAACCTTATTGGATGCATAATGCTACTACAAAAACTTTTGATGAAGTTCAAAAGATATTAGTTGTTGACGATATTTACGACACAGGTTATACTATGAATAATGTAATTGAATTTGTAAAAAAGAATAGAACTAGACCATCAGCAATGCCAGAAGTATATGGTTACTGTTTGTTTGGTAAAGAAAATGCTAAAGAAATTGTTTATAGTAATCCTCTCAACGGACATTGGATTGTCTTTCCATGGGAAAGGTAAATGAAATCACTTATAGTTTCGTGTTGTCAAGCTAAGTTACCAGGTACTCACAAAGCCATTGATATATATCAAGGTAAAGTTTTTAAATTAATTCGTAAAGAAAATCTTCTAGATACTGTAGATGTTTGGATAATGTCTGCAGAACTAGGTTTAATTCATTCTTCTGATACAATTTCATATTATGAATTTAAAATGAATGAAGATAAATCAAAAGAATGGATTAAAAAAGGTTTACCTGAAAAATATCCTACAGGTGAGATTTACATTTATGGTGGTAAATTATATCGTGATGTATTGAATTCTTATTTTGATAACACTATTGAATTGATTGGTAGAAACAGAGGTATCGGTGATCATTTTTCTGAACTACTTAAATTTGTACATGAATATAAACCAAGAGGTGTATTACCGATATGAATCCATTTGATTTTGTAAACTCAATTACATACACTAAAAAAGATATTATGAATGAGATTAATGAGAAGGAGTATGCACCTTTTCTAGTAAATCGTTCATTATCATACCACCAAGATACTCTACTCTATGCGAATGAAATGAACAGTAGATTTGATGTTTCGCACAAGTTACAATATCACTATTTACTAAATAGTATTAGAAAAAGAAAAAGGTTTGCTAAATGGAGTAAACCTGACTTAGCAGACGATTTGAAAATCGTTATGGAATACTATTTAGTATCCCGAGGAAAGGCAGAAGAATATTTAACTATTTTGAGTAAAAGAGAAATCGGGGTTCTTAAAGCAAGAATGAACAAGGGTGGAGTGAAATGAGTTATGACATAGACAATATGTTAGAAATATCATTTAAAGAAAATGATGATTTTCTAAAAATCAGAGAAACATTAACAAGGATTGGTGTGGCATCAAGGAAAGATAGAACTCTCTATCAGTCATGTCATATATTACACAAAAGAAGTAAGTACTATTTGGTACACTTTAAAGAATTGTTTGCATTAGATGGTAAAGATTCATCTATAACAGAAAATGACATAGCTAGAAGAAATGCTATTGCAAGACTGTTAGAAGAATGGAGTCTTTTAAAAATTGTTCATACTGAACAAGCGTCCACACCATTAGCACCAATGAGTCAAATTAAAGTATTACCTCATAAAGAAAAGAATGATTGGAAATTGGTAGCTAAATACAATATCGGAGTTGCCAAATAGTGATCAATGACTTATCTAGTAAACAAAAAAGAGTTTTATTCGCAAAGTTATCAAGTATAGCGTATACAGATTTACAAGAAGCAAGACCCGCAGCAAAGAAACTAGGATTTACAAAAACAGTTTTATTTGATGTTGAAGGTGCACAAACTTATGTATTCTCAAGTAAGTATGATGTTGCTATTGCCTGTAGAGGTACAGAGCCATCTGAAATGAATGATGTATATGCTGACCTAGAAATATTCAAAGCAGATTCAGTAACAGGCAACAAAATTCACCAAGGATTTAAAGAAGAAGTTGATAAAGTCTATGACCCTGTAGAACTTTTATTAGATAGAATAGCAAAGAATAAATCTATATGGGCATGTGGTCATTCACTTGGTGGTGCTATGGCAACTATTCTAGCTCAGAGATT